AACTATACAATACAATTAAACTATTTCTACAGACCAGCCAGTTTAACGGCAGGTTCTGACAGTGGTACAACATGGGTTAGCACTAACGCACCTTTTGCTTTACTTTACGGATCTCTTGTAGAGGCTTATACTTTTATGAAAGGTGAGCCAGATGTGATACAAAATTATAACGGATTGTTCACACAATATTTAGAAAGAGTAAAAGATCTTGGAGAAGCAAGAGAAAACACAGATGGTTATAGAGTTGGTCTGCCATCGAGACCGAGAACATAGGAGTAAAAAATGGCAACAGCAAATGCAGCAACCAATTATCTAGAAAGAAGATTGTTACACTATATATTTAAGAATGACTCTCTTAGCTTTTCTTCACCTGGTGATAGTATTTATGTAGGACTTGCAACGGCAGTAAGTGCAGCAGAAACTGGTTCCTTAACAGAGGCAACCTTTACTAACTATGCAAGACAACAAGTTACTGCGGCGAACTGGACAACAATAGGTTCAGATTCAACAGACACACAAACTGCAACCAACGCAGCTAATATTGAGTTTCCAGCCTCTGGTGGAGGTGGAGATGATACAATCACTCATGTGTTTATTGCAGACGCATCAAGCAGTGGTAACATACTTTTTGTTGGTGCATTAGATGCAAGTAAAACAATAGCTAGTGGTGATATATTTAGAATTAATGCAGGTAACTTAACAATAGAGTTGAAGTAATGGCACTTGTAATATCAGATAGAATAAAAGAAACAACCACGACAACTGGTACTGGCACTTATACACTGGCTGGTGCAGTTACTGGTTTTGAAACTTTTACTGCTAATTTAAGCAATTCTGATACTACATATTATGCTTGTACTGATGGCACAGACTTTGAGGTTGGATTAGGAACATTCACATCTTCTGGAACTACACTTGCTAGAACAACTATTTTATCAAGTTCTAATTCTAATAGTGCTGTTAGTTGGAGTTCTGGAACTAGAACTATATTTTGTACACTACCAGCTGCTAAAACTGTTTTCTTAGATGCTAGTGGCAATATAGTTGCTGCAAACGGCAGTAATTTAACCGCATTAAATGCTTCTAATTTATCAAGTGGCACTGTGCCAAATGCAAGACTAGATGCAGAACTACAAGCATTAGCTGGATTAACATCAGCCGCAGATAAAGGAATACAATTTACTGGATCTGGTAGTGCAGGTACTTATGATTTGACCTCTGCTGGTAAAGCATTGCTAGACGATGCAGATGCTTCTGCACAAAGATCAACTTTAGGATTAGGAACAGCAGCTACACTTGCAGTGGGTATATCAAACACAAATGTAGCACAATTTACATCTGGTGTTGCAAATAATGATTTTTTAAGAATAGATGGAACTTCTGTTGAAGGCAGAAGTGCTAGTGAGGTTTTATCTGATATAGGTGCAACAACGGCAGCAGACGCATCTAACGATGCAACAGCTTTAGCAATAGCGTTAGGATAATGATATGGCAAACACATTTAAATTAGTTTCAAAGGCAGGTGTAACAAGTGCCGATGTTATATATACAGTAGCGAGTTCTACAACGACAGTTCTACTTGGAATCATGTTAGGCAACACAACAACAAGTCAAGTTACTGCCACAGTTACAATAGAATCAGATACATCAAATAGATCAGGAGCTAATAACGAGGCTAACCAGAATGTTGAACTTGTTACCAATGCACCCATTCCAGCAGGATCATCACTAGAACTTCTGGCGGGTAACAAGGTTGTTATGGAAACAACAGACGTATTAAAACTTACAGCAAGTGGAGCTACAGATATTGCTGTATCAATAATGGAGATAACATAATGCCTTTTCTTGGTAAAACTCCAGTTACAACTTTTGAGGCTACAACTGCCGTAGAGAGATTCAATGGCGATGGATCGGATACCACATTTACATTAAGCAGAACAGTAAGTTCAGTACAAGATGTGCTTGTATCTGTAGATGGTGTTGTACAAGATACATCAGCATATACGATACCAGATGGAACAACATTGACATTTACGGCTGCACCTAGTTCTGGAACTGCAAATATATTTGTAAACTTCTTAGCACCACAGACAGGTACAGTTACACCAGCCGCAGAGAACAAAGGTAATTTTAAAGCAGGTGGTTTGTTTAGAACTAATGCACAAAACTTAACTGCTGACACAACAATATTAGCTACAGAAAATGCACAAGTTACTGGAACACTTACTATAGATAGTAGTGTTACATTGACAGTAAATAGTGGTGGAAGGTTGGTGATATCGTGAGTACATTAAAAGTACAAAATATACAACATACAAATGGTACGAGTGGAGTTTCTATAAGCAGTGGTGGTGTAGTAACTCAATCTGCAAAGCCATCATTTTTTGCATATGGCAGTACTGGCACTTGGCAATCAGTAAGCAGTGGTGGTATTGTTACAGAATTAGATCAAACAGAGCATAATATTGGTAATTGTTACGATACTTCAAATGGTAAATTTACAGTTCCAGTAACAGGTGTTTATTGTTTACAATTTAATTTATATATAAAACAAAATTCAAACTCAGCATCATGGTCTATTGCTCATAATGGTAGTGAATATGCTGAAGGTGGATTTCCAATAATTAGAGTTTTTAGAAATGATGGTGATGCTAATGATGAAACAATAGGTTGTACTTGGACATTTAAATATACAGCAAATGATTATATAGAAATTAGAGCAAGTGGAACAACTTCAGAATATGTACCATATAGAAGTTATTTTAGTGGGTTTTTAGTAGGTTAGTAGGATAAGAACATGAGTGAAATAAGAGCAGATAAACTACACAATGTTACAGGCGATAATGACAGTGGAATTGATTTATCTACTAATGACCAAGTTAAATTAAGTATAGCAGGTGCAGAAAAAGCAAGGTTAGATGCCAACGGTGTTTTTTATGTAGGAACAACAGATGATGACCCTGCTTTTAACAATTCAACAGGTGTAGCTATTGGTTCTAACAATGGAAGTGCTTTAGCAGGAGTTGGTCAATTTTCTTGTAATGGGGGTGTTGCGTTAAGAGTTAATAGAAGTAATGAAACTGGTGCAAGTATTGCTATTCATACTGGTGGTACTCAAAAAGGTACGTTAGGAACACAAAGCAGTAATGATATTTATATTGGCTGTGACAGAGGTGCAGGATTAAGAATAACAGATCAAGAGTTAGCACCATCTAATGCTAGTGGTTCTTTAAGAGATGATGCAGTTGATTTAGGACACCCAAGTGGCAGATTTGATGACGTAAGAGCCACTAATGGCACAATTCAAACATCAGACAAAAATGACAAACAAGATATAGAAGAACTTACAGATGCAGAAAAAAGAGTAGCTGTAGTTGCTAAAGGTCTTATGAGAAAATTTAGATGGAAGTCGGCAGTTACAAAAAAAGGTGATAAGGCAAGAACACATTTTGGTATTATAGCACAAGACCTTGAAGATGCTTTTAAAGCAGAGGGTTTAGATGCAAGTAAGTATGCAATGTTTTGTTCTGATACTTGGACAGATGATGATGGTAAAGAACAAACTAGATTAGGTGTAAGGTACAGTGAATTACTAGCCTTTATTATATCGGCTATATAGGAGTAGGTAATGGCAAACGGAACAATAGCATTTGATACATTACAGACAAGTGGACAAATAGATGGTACTGCAAGAAGTATAGATACAGATTATCTTTTAATGGGTACAAACAAGGCTTGGTCAAATATAGTATATACTAGTGCTGCACCAGTAATAAGAGATTCATTTAATTCGTCTTCAGTTGCAGACACGCAAGGAGGAGAATTTACAGTTTCTTTATCAAACAACATGGCTAATGATGCTTATGTTTGTGTAGCAGCTACAGAAGATTTTTCAGTTGAGCATCAATCACCTGCAATAACCACTTCAACATATGCAGTTAGGACTGTAGCAGATTCATCTGGAGATAGAGCAGATGTAGGTAATGGAACTCATGTTTTCACATTAATAACTGGAGAACTAACATGACAATAGAAACACCAGAATTTCAAGGCACACATCTTTGGGATAGATTGTGTTGGGCAAAAGAAAAGCTAGAGCCACACAGAACAGAATATTGTGTTGTATGGGAAGACCCAGAGACACCTGATGAACCTGCAAAGATTACACACCCTGACCCTAATTGGATGGCTTG